CGCAAATTCGCCAGGCCCTGCAGTGCCTGTTGCACCACGAAGGCATGGATCGAGTATGGATAACGACGCCAGGCGAAGTGGCGCGCTACTCTGCCGACCTGCCTAAAGGTATCGTCCCCGGCTGCGGTTAGCACCGCCCGTTGCTTTTGTCGGCGATGATCGAGGTTGTTCACATCCATTCCACCGCTTGCAAACGCGGCCCGAGACTTTTGTGGCCGCAACGATGCAGATTTTGGTTCGATGATGCCTTTATCATCATGCCGCGAGCGCGCTTCTTAGCAGATCGATCGTTGCAATTCCTCGTTTGAGTGATTCTACAACAACGGCGGTCAGCTAAGGACGAAGACGACAAAGGAGGCAATAGTGGAACGACTCTGGGAAAAATTTCTGACTGACCGAGACCGCGAGGTTCTCACCGCCTCGGGCTACGGCAGTCACGGTGGCTTCGGAAAAAAGCCCGCCTTACTCGTGATCGACGTGAGCTATGGTTTCACCGGCGATAAACCCGAACCGATCCTCGATTTGATAAGCAATGGAGAAATTCGTGCGGCGCTGAAAGCTGGACGGCCATAACTATTATCAAAGACTTTGCCGATTTGTTCCGCTCAAAAAGATTGCCAGTGATTTATTCTGCAGGTTTCCTTCGGCAAGATAACTGGGATGCGGGCGGCTGGGCCTGGAAGAACAATCGCACTGCCGAGTCTGCGCCCGTGGAATCTACCAACCGCGACCCAGACGAAATCGTTTCCGAACTTGCTCCGCAACCACAGGATATCGTCGTATATAAGCAAAAGCCGAGCGTCTTTTTTGGAAGTAATCTGATAAGCTATCTGACCTTGCTCGGCTGTGACAGCCTCATCGTTACGGGGTGCACCACGAGTGGCTGCGTTCCCGCCACAGTCGTCCATGCGTTTAGTTATAACATCCGCGTCGCCGTCGCTGAGGACGCATGCTTTGACCGCAGCGAGGCAAGCCACGCCATCAGCCTGTGCGACATGCGCGCCAAATATGCCGATGTTATGCCAACGCGGGAAATTAAGACCTTCATCGCTTCACGCGCTGATGGCCTGTTTCCCAATCTCCCGCAAAGCATCGGAGAACGAGCTATCAGTTAACTAATTGAGCTAAACAGGAAAATGGGACCGGCAAAACTCGCCGGTTCGCGGCCTTTTGTTCCGTAATCTGTCATTATCCTGAGGTCGGCCTCACGTCAGAACCGGCTATCAGTTAACTAGTTGAGCGAAACAGGAAAATGGGACCGGCAAAACTCGCCGGTTCGCGGCCTTTTGTTCCGTAATCTGTCATTACGCGAATCCGCAAAGCCGTACAAAACCGGATATGTTATGGGCAATTCCGCGCCCATGGCCTGAGATACAACACGTGGCGGAGGACTTGATGGCGCAAGCCCAACCACGCTGGAATTGGACCGGTGTCGAGGCACTGGTATTTGACAGTCAGGATTCGCGGCTTCGCGTTCTCCTCAAGATGCTCCCAGCCAAGAGATCTAGCGACGATGAAATCGAAGCTTTCCTCGTCGACCTGCGCGCCCGCTTTCAGCGATGGCTCCACCAGGATGAGCTTGGGCCCACGCGTAGGCAACAAGCCGTCGGCGTGCGTGCCTTGATGAAGGCGGTGCAGACGTTGCACCGACTACTTGCAAAAATCTCGCCGTCACTCAAGCCACGGTTTGAGACGAGGCTGCACGATCGGAATGATCCGTCGAATACTGTGCTTGAGGCGCCGTACGAGGCGGCCAGTGACATTGAACATGATTTGCGTAAGGCAAACGCGCCGAATTCCCAGGTCTCGTGGGCGTCGCGATTGCGGGACTGCGTTTACTCGATGATAGCGCAATCACACGCACTCGATACCAACGCGGATAGCGAGATTTTTCTCATTGCGACCGAACGGAAGTTCGAGTCGTCGTCAGCGACAGGAGCTAATTTTAGATTTGCCGATGCCGAGCGCTGGCTCACTGACTATTGGAGTGTGGTGTTCCACGCACTTCAGGCGCTTAATGCACGTCGCGGCGCGGAGGAGCGAGTTTCTCTGAAGCTTTTGGTCGAGCAACTTTGCCAAGTGTGGGAACACGAAACCCAAAGTCCGGTCGCCGCGCCGGAACTGTAAAGGATGTCTATCAAAGCCGAGCGGTAACCGACGCGGGTCAGTTCGTGGTCGCGGCCGTCGAAGCGATGCTGCCAAACGAATCGTGGTTTGCTGAGCGCACTGCCCAATCAAAGCGCGCAATGACATTTTTGCCTTCCGACAGAGCGGCTCGCGAGCGTCACATTCTTGGAATCATGAGAAATTTCGTGCGGCGTCGGGAAAAGCTATCGAAAGCCAGGTTGCCTAAAAAATAAGCGTTAAATTTCATCAATGTAAGGCTGCCCCTCCTCCAATAGCTTTGGAGGATGAAGAAAAAGCGCCCCGCATCGCGACGGCGCCGATCAGCCCCGCTTCCGGGGGCCAGCGCGCTTCGGATTGAAAATCTACCAGTCCAGCAGGTACGCCCCTATCCTAATAATCCTCGAATTCATCCCAGGAAGCAGATCCAGAAACTCGCACGAGCCATCGACGAGTTCGGCTTTCTGATCCCAATCCTCGTTGATGACCACGGTACCGTGCTCGCCGGCCATGCGCGCATTGAGGCCGCAAAGCAACTTGCCTTGCCCAGCGTGCCTTGCATTCGGGCCAGTCACCTGAGTGAGGCGCAGAAGCGCGCGTTCACCATCCTCGACAACCGGATCGCCACAGAAGCGGCTTGGGATTTCCAGCTTTTGGCGAAGGAGGTTGAATTTTTGCAGACCGAGGGGATTGATCTGACCTCTACCGGCTTTGAAATCCCGGAAATTGAGATGATCTTCGATGCGGTCGATCCATCGACTAACAATTCAGAAGACGATAAGACGCCAGAGATCGTCACTAATCGTATCGTCACGAATCCGAACGATTTGTGGATTCTTGGCGATCATCTGCTTTTCTGCGGTGATGCGCGTCGTCGGGAGTCATTTGCTACCCTACTCTCGGGTAATACTGCTCAACTCGTTTTCGTTGACCCGCCTTATAACGTTAGAATTCGAGGACACGCGTCCGGAAAGGGGCGTGTCAAGCATCGCGAATTTGCTCAAGCGAGTGGCGAAAAGACGTCCGCTCAGTTCACGAAGTTCCTAGAAGAAACGCTCGGTCTACTCGCCGAGTACTCGGCGGACGGCGCGATCCATTTCGTGTGTTCGGATTGGCGGCACCTTGACGAGATGCTGACCGCAGGTCGGCGAGTCTATCGCGAACTTAAGAATCTTATCGTTTGGGCCAAGTCAAATTCGGGAATGGGCTCATTTTACCGCAGTCAGCATGAGCTAATTTTTGCCTGGAAACATGGATGCGGCAAGCACACCAACAATATCGAACTTGGGCGGTACGGACGGAATCGCAGAAACGTGTGGACATATGCCGGCGTAAATTCATTTGGCGCGGATCGAATCGAAACGCTTGCCATGCATCCGACAGTCAAGCCGGTCGGGCTTGTCGCTGACGCCATTCGTGATTGTTCACGCCGTGGTGACCTCGTTCTTGATAGCTTTGGGGGCAGCGGCACGACCCTGATCGCGTGCGAAAGAACGCATCGAAAGGCGCGCCTGATCGAGATCGATCCGGTCTACTGCGATCAAACCATACGGCGATGGCAGAAACTTACGGGACGTGCGGCCATGCATGCAGTCACCGGCGCTTTCTTTGCTGATGTCGACATAACGTAACGTAGCATCTCGGGGACTCTCGCCATGAAACGGAATAGATCATCTACGCACCGGCCGGTGAAGAACGAATCAACTAAGCACGGCTCTCGTCGAGACTACGCGGTGGGGTACGGACGGCCACCAATCGGATCGCGTTTCAGGCCGGGTACTTCGGGCAACGCCAAAGGGCGCCCAAAAGGCGGCAAGAATCTCAGGACGCTGATCCGTCAAGCAATGACCGCAAATATCTCCGTTCAGGAGGGTCCCAGCACGCGGCGGGTAAGCAAAATCGAAGGCGTCATGTTGCGACAGCTGTAGAACGCGCTCAAGGGCAACGATCGCTCTGCAATGGCAGTCATCAAGATGGCCATGCAAATGGGCTTCCGCCGATAATAATTCTGCTCAGGCCGCGGAGCTAAGCACCGCCGACGAGCAAATTTTCCAGGAGCTCGTAAACCGTCGCCGAGGAACAAAACGACGATGAGACTCCGCGAAACAAAAAAGTCGACCGCCAAAAAGCCGAAGCAAATATCGACCGAGTATCTTCTCGCCAAACTCAGCCCTGCCGGCCGGCGCAAATATCTCGATTCCGTTCTGTCCCAGGATTTTTCCGCTTTCGTGATGAAGGTGTTCGAGACCGTTTCGCCAGGTGACGTATTCCTGGCAAACTGGCACATCGACGCGATGACGTACGCAGCCGAGCGGGTAATTGAAGGGAAGCTCAAGCGGCTGATAACGACGGTGCCACCCCGCCATCTCAAGTCAATCATTTTCTCAGTGGCGCTGCCGGCCTTCCTACTCGGTCTCGATCCGACTAAGCGGATCATATGCGTGAGCTACTCCGCCGATCTCGCCGTCAAACACTCAAATGACTTTCGCACGGTCATGAGCGCAGCTTGGTACCGGCGTGTTTTCCCTCAAACCAGGGTCAGCCGGGCAAAGGATACGCAGGGTGAGACGATGACCACCCAGCGCGGCTATCGCCTCACCACCTCATTGAATGGCACACTAACAGGGCGGGGTGCCGACGTCATCGTACTCGATGACCCACAAAAGCCGGACGAGGCGCTGTCGGAAGCGTACCGCAACACCGCGGGCCAATGGTTTGACACCACTCTACTGTCGCGCCTCGATTCGAAATCCGCTGGTGCTGTCGTGATCGTTATGCAACGTCTGCACGAGGACGATTTGGTCGGTCGCCTGCTCGAAAAAGGTGGGTGGGAGCATCTGAAGATAGCGGCCATCGCGGAACAGGATGAGGAAATCGAAATCAGTGTCCGGCGAGTTTACAAGCGGAAGGCCGGCGCCGTGATTGATCCGACACGTGAAACCCTTGACGACCTTGCGGGCCTGCGACAGAGCATGGGCGAGCTGTTCTTTTCCGCCCAGTATCAGCAGGAGCCGATCCCGCTCGCTGGCAATCTCATCAAGGCCGACTGGTTCAAGGAGTACGACGTTTCTCCGACCCCTACCTACGACGACACGACGGTGATCAGTATCGATACGGCGATGAAGGGCGAGCAACTTGCCGACTTTTCTGTTGCCACCGTCTGGCTTTGCCGCGGCGACCATTGCTTCCTGCTCGATCTTTGGCGCCAACGCGTCGACTATCCCGAGTTGAGACGGGCCGTCTTGCGGCTCCGCGAGCAGCACCACAACGCTACACTCTTAATATAGGACAAAGGTTCCGGAACGAGCCTGATCCAAGACCTCAGAGCAAGCAATGTGGCCGTCATTGGTATCAATCCACAAGGCGACAAGCTTAGGCGGTGACGGCGCGAGGCGCCGCCGACCCAAACCTAGGAGTCCGAAAATGACCAATCGTGAGCGCAATCGTAAGCCGAAGACGCCATCGAGAAGCAAGTGGCTGACGAAGGCTGCCCCCAATCAGAAACCTAGCGCACTGAAAGGGCGAGCGAACTCAAAGCAGCAGAAGGTCCTCAATCTTTTACGGCGCCCTGAAGGCGCATCGATTGCAGTCATTACCAACGCGACAGGTTGGCAACAGCATTCAGTCCGCGGATTCTTTGCCGGCGTGGTGCGCAAGAAGCTTGGCCTCACGCTTGCGTCCGCCAAAACCGACGGCGTGCGCATCTACCGGGTCGTCGTGGCAAAGTCGTCCAAGCCAAAAGTCGACGCCGCGGCTGCGGAACCTCAGGCGGTATAGCAATGGATCAGCGGTCCGTAGACCCCGCTGCGATCGAGGCCGAGGTCGACCAGGTCCGGTCCCTCGGCATCGACGCGCTGCGCAGGCGCTGGCGCATTATGTTCGGCGCCATCCCGCCGAAGGGCCTGACTAAGGACATCCTAAGGCAGATGATTGCCTACCGCATCCAGGAGGAAGCCTTTGGCGACCTCGATCGGGAAACCATTAAGCTCCTGGACCGGTTGGCCCGGGGGCAAAAGCCGAGCGAACTGAACCGGCGACTTAAGCCCGGCACTGTCCTCGTCCGCGAGTATGAAGGGACGCGGCATACAGTCACCATCGTAGCGGATGGTTTCCTCTGGCAGGAAAAGACCTATTCGAGTCTCTCTACCATCGCGCAGCTGATCACCGGCACGAAATGGAATGGTCCCCGCTTCTTTGGCCTGCGCGTACCCGGCGGGCAGGAGGCCCAGCAGGCGTCTGCAGTGCCTGGGCCGGCGAATCATAAGCCGCCACGGCGCAGGCGCTCCTCGGTGCGGGCAAGCCAGTCGGGAGGCAGACCGTGAAGCCCGGCATGGAAAAGCCGCGAAAGCTCTTGCGCTGCGCGGTCTACACCCGCAAATCGACCGAGCATAACCTCGACCTTGAGTTCAATTCGCTTGATGCCCAGCGGGAGGCCTGCGAGGCTTATATAAAAAGCCAGGCTCATGAGGGCTGGCGTCCGATCCCCGACCGCTACGACGACGGGGCGTTTTCCGGGGCCTCGCTCGACCGCCCTGCCCTGCAAGCGCTTCTGGCGGAAGTCAGAGCCGGCAAGATCGACGTCATCGTCGTCTATAAAGTGGATCGGCTCACCCGCTCTCTGGCCGATTTCGCCAAGCTGGTTGAGCTGTTCGACCAGCGTTCGGTCTCGTTCGTCTCCATCACCCAATCGTTCAACACGACGAGCAGCATGGGGCGGCTCACACTGAATGTGCTCCTGTCATTCGCCCAGTTCGAGCGCGAGGTGATCGGAGAGCGGGTGCGAGACAAGATTGCAGCCTCCAAGGCCAAGGGTATTTGGGTCGGCGGTTCGGTTCCCCTTGGCTATGCCAGCGTCAATAAGAAGCTCGTTGTCGTGCCCGAGGAAGCCGAGACGGCCCGGCTGATCTTCCGGCAATACCTTGAGGTGGGATCCATCCGCGATCTGGCGGAGGATTTGGACCGCAGGAAAATTCGTACCCGCCGGCAAACCCTTTCCACCGGCAAGATCCGTGGCGGAATACGGTTCGGCGTCGGCTCCCTCGCCCAGCTTCTCCGCAATCGCTTCTTTATTGGCGAGATTGTCTACCGTGGCGCCGTGCACGTTGGCGAACACGAGCCCATTCTCGATCGAGCATTGTTCGAAGCCGTGCAAGCGAAACTCGCCGCCAGCGCCACAGCGCGTCAGCTGAAACTGAAAGCCTCGCCATCAATTCTTGCTGGTCGCATTTTCGACGAACGCGGCAACCGCATGACGCCTGCCATACGAACAAAGAAGGTGCGCGATACCGCTACTACGTATCCCACTCGACCCTACAGACGCGGGCCATAGAAGCAGGCGGAGTAACCCGCGTCAGCGCGCACGACGTTGAAGTCGCGGTCGTGTATGCGATCCGCAATCATCTAGGCGAACATAAGTTCGCAGACCGCGCCGCTGCAGCAAGTGATTGGGAAGTGATCAAGCAACATCTCCAGAGAGTCGTCATCAAGCGACAGGCCATTGAGATCTACCCAATCAATGACGCGGAAGCGACAGCCGACGAGGCGGATCGGGGGACGGCGCGTCGGCATTCCGTTAATGGTGAGTCACCTTTTGCTATCACGTTACCATGGACCATGACGGATACCATAATGGCCAAAGGCATCATCTATTCCCCCTCTTCCACGCAAGCTGCAGGAGCAGAGCAAAGAGACGCCCTGCTCAGCGCCATCGCCAAGGCACGAGCTTGGATCAATGATCTTGTGGAAGGCCGTGTCGCGTCATTTGCCGAAATCGCAAAGCGCGAAGGTAAAGTAGAGCGGCACATACGACTGCTGGCGCCGCTTGCGTTTGTTTCACCGAACATCGTTGCGAACATTCTCAACGGCAATGCGCACTCGCATGGGGTCACCACATTCGCGAAGCGCTTGACTTATTGCTGGAGCCGGCAGGCATCTAATCATCCGCCGGTCTAATTGTCCGGTGCACGGCCTCGCCGTTGCGGCGGCTAAGGCGCCAAAGTAGGTCCTAGTTGGTTCGAATCCTCCCTCTCCGCCAAGGTTTGCCTAGCATCCGAAAGAACGTAAAGGCGGTCCTTCGGCTTCGACAAAGGTTACGTACTGACCAAGTGCATGGCGTACGACCAGAATGTCCGAAAACAGGATCGCCGCATCGAAGCCGAAGAGGCGGATCGGCTACAACGCGTAATCTCTGCTGCTCGTCTGGCATCAAAGCAGAGATCGAGAAAGCTCGCGGCCTTCTCGTGCAGAGCCCAGTATTCGGGAAGGTATCTCCGGCCTGCCGCACGAAAGCGTCGAAGTCTGGCAAACACGTCGGGCCAAATTTCAGCCAGACCTTTGAACCCGTGTTACTACCGTGAGAGGGTAATGTCCTAGGCCTCTA